TGCGACTTTGGTTGCGAGTCTGTCCTCCCGACTATAAACGTTGAGGAGATCAATTCTCACCATAATATCATGAAGAATATATTAAAATTAATTAATATGTCCTCACAGGTATTATGCTGGATCAAGAGAAATATGGATTTCTCTTGTCCAACCTTGAGTGAGTTTGATCCTCTCCTGGACCATCTTAGAAGTGTTTACACTACTAGAGGAAAATCCCAGTTGATCCTTTATATAAAGGGTCTTCGGGGGTCTTTAATGAATTACTTATCAGGTAATCCAATTAAAGTTCCAGGAGTAGGTATCACCAAAGACGGAATACCTAAATGTTTCGGCCCTCTAATACCTTATATCCGTAATAACGATCACCCTTACCACTTTTCAGTGCTAAGAATGACGTTCACGGTATTAAGTATTGGTAGGGCAATGAAGGATACTCCTAAACCTGATTATGAAGCAATAACCCACCCTTTTAAAGGGGTTGAAGGTTATACACTTCCTCAGATTCAAGAGTCCTTCTGAAGAACATTTGGGTACAAGGCTACGGATTCTGTTCCTAAGAGACTATATTGAAAGAAATTCCATTTCACTACTAAGTCAGGACCTAACGGTCATGCACTTAATAGTTGACTAGTTGATTTTTATCAACTGCCAGATTCTCTAAAGGTCTCAATAAAGACCCTTGGAGGACCGAAAATGGAATCATATATAGATTCCCTTAGCAAGGATGTCTTACGATGATTATCTCGTTTCTTTTATTTTAAAGAAACAGGAAAGATACGAAAATTATCGTACTTTCCAGATAAAGAAGGTAAGACACGGGTAATAGCTATCTTAGACTATTTTAGTCAAAGTGTGCTAAAGCCCTTACACCTTTACCTATTTTCTTTATTAAAGAAAATAGATCAAGATGTAACCTTTGATCAGAATGCTTTTAAGGATAAGATTAAGGACTGAGAAGAGTTCTACAGTGTCGATTTAAAGTCGGCTACTGATAGATTCCCTATCTCAGTAATTAGTCAAGTCCTTAAAGGTAGACTTCCAGACACCTATATTTCAGCGTGAGAGGATGTCATGGTAGGATATCCCTTTATATCTGATCCCCAAGAGTTTAAATACTCTGTAGGGAATCCGATGGGGGCATATTCTTCATGAGCCTCTTTCGCTGTAGCACAC